ACGCCGGCGACATCACAGTGACGCACGGATCGGATGTCTTGGCGTACATCGAGGACACATACGGAATCCACCAGGCGGCGGTCTACTCAGTTCCGCGGAAGCATCGGTTGTTGATTCATCAAGTCGATTTCACATCCGGCACACTGAACGAGAACAAGTACATCTTCGCGCGTGCATGCCTGGGGCCGAGTCCAGAGATTCACTTTTTCGAGACCACTTTCGTGACTTCGCAGCTGACCTATGACCTGAAAAAGCCGTTTCCAGTTCTCGGCGGATTGGACTTCAGTTTAGAGGCCAGGTCATCGGCTCAGGAAAACGAAGTGAGTATATACGTTGGCGCAACACTGATTCGGGAGTCGTGACATGTGGATGTTGTTTTTGATTGTATTGGAAGCGGATCGGTACTTGGTTCAGCCAAACGGACCATTTGCAACGATGGATGAGTGCTTCGATGCGCGTGAGGTTTTAATGCAATCTGCACCACAGCCGAAGATAAACTATGAGGCAGTGTGCATTCAGACTGACCACAACATCGGAGGCGCGTGATGTTCGGAGTGATTGGTAAAATTTTGGGTTCTGGCGATGTCATCAAAGATGGTATGGACCTGATTGATGATATGCACACGTCAGACGAAGAGCAGATCGCGGCACGCTCCAAAGCGAAAATTGATCTGATGGCTGCATACGCACCATTCAAGATCGCCCAGCGGTATTTGGCGCTGATGTTCGGCCTGACATTCTTGGCGAGCTATGCGCTTGTTTTAGGTATGACGATTTCAGGAAAGGGTGATCCGGCTGCCGTCACTCAAGTGATGGAGCAGTTCAGTATCAATTACGCAATGCTGATCATCCTTGGTTTCTACTTTGGCGGCGGAGCCGTCGAAGGATTTATCGAAAAGCGAAAAAAGTAAGGAGCGATCAATGTCCGTGGACATGAGGTCACTGACCGAACAATTAGTACAGCATGAAGGGTTGCGCCAGAATCCCTATTACTGCACGGCAGGGAAGCTGACAATCGGCGTGGGGCGCAATCTGGAGGCCGTGGGCATCTCAAAGTCTGAGGCGATGTTCATGCTCGAAAACGACGTCATTCGAGTGATGGGCGAACTGGACGAACACTTGCCCTGGTGGCGGGACCTGAGTCAAACGCGCCGGCACGTGCTGGTGGATATGGCGTTTAACCTGGGCATCTTTGGGATGCTTAAATTCCGAAACGCTCTGACGGCGATGCAGGATGAGCGCTGGGCCGATGCCGCGGTTGAAATGCTCGATTCACGTTGGGCGCAGCAAGTCGGCAATCGCGCCAAGACATTGGCCAAAATGATGGAGACTGACTCCCAATGATCCGCGACGTGCGCCAAGCACGTCACTGGAACTGCACTTACTATTACACCGGGAGACGATGCAAGAATGGGCATTTATCGCCGCGCTTCACATCGAACAAGGCGTGTGTTGCCTGTGAGACGGTACGTCGAACGATACTCACTCCCGAGGCCAGAGACTATCTCACCGAAAAACGACGTCAGCATGACCAGGCTCGAAAGAACAAAAAACGAGAATACGCGCGTCTCTGGTACCGAAAAAACAAAGAACGACTAAAAAAGCGACGACAAGCACACCCCAACTACAAGCGCCGCATGCGATCCGCCAATGAGCAGTACCGAAAAGCCAAACGCAACGCCTACATCTACACACACGACATCGAAATACAACGCCGCATAGATACCATTTACGACGAAATGCGTCAGCTGAACGAAGCCGGCGGCGACTACGTGGTGGATCACATCATTCCTATTCAGAACGAGTTGGTATGCGGATTGCATGTGCCGTGGAATATGATGGTTTTGACGCGCACCGAAAACTCAACCAAGGGCAACGGCTTCGATCCGGACCACGATTTCTTAAGGCGAAAAAAAGCCCCGACTTGCGGGGCATAAACTGGCTAGCTCAAACCAGTGAGGGGAGTCTCAATGATGAAACTTCAAAAATTGTGCCAACTTACTGCTTGATTTGCAATGTTTTCAGTCGCACTTCGCGCGCCTCTTTGGCGGGCACGACCCGCTCTTGAGTGGCTTTATACTTCCGCACCGGCCACATAACCCGATATGCGCCGATCGACGCCTCTTCAGCGTCCTGCATTGCGGTCATGATCTCGGTCTGCAGCGCGTCGATTTCGGAGTCTAAATTTTTGGCGTCTTGGCGCAGTTTGACCAGTCGATCGACCTGATCGGTCAGCCCTGGCAGATCAATACCGCCATCGGCTTCGGGATATGCTTTTTGAGCATCATCGACGTTTACCGGCTTGTACGGCTCTTCAGACTCCACACGCTCGGCAAACTCTTTGCAGATGTCTTTGATGCGTTGCGCGATTTGTTCGTCGTACCGATAAATTTTGATGTGGCGTTCGATGCCGCGGTGAAGAGTGATCAAGATTCCAAAGCTAGCTTTGACTGCCATCATTTGAAGTTGCAGCTGCAGAGGTCCACGATAAAGCGGCACATCATCCTGGCGAAAATCCGAAGTCACTTTGCACTCGATCGGGATCGGGCCGGATATTTGGATGGACGCTTCGCCGCCGTCAATTTCAACCAGTTCATTCGCGAAAACTGTGACAGGGGCCGGTACGGTTGTCAGGCCGTCTAAGCTGCACTGATAAAATTCGTCGGATTTGTCGATCACTGGCGGGGAACATAGCGGCTCCGGAATGCCCAATTCTTCGCAGCAGTTTTGCACTAAGGTTTCCTCAAGCAAGTTGCCGCAGATGCCGGGTTCACCAAGTGAATCAACGCGCTCATATTTGCCGTGTTTAGCGTCGATTGATTTTCGCAGTTCATCGTTTGGCGTGCTCCAGGGATGCCCTTGGCCATACTTCCAAAGGTAAAGAACAGGGATGCGTGATCCCGATAACAGATCGTCTCTCGACATTTTGCCAACCATCTTGTGACTCCCTATGTTGTAAAGAAACTTGACACCCGCATTTTTAACATTATGCTCGCGAAATACAAGGAGAACTTATGGATATCGAACAAGTCATTGAACATTTCGGCGGCGTCATGCAAGTGGCGGAGCGTTTGGGTGTGACTCGCCAATCGGTCTATGACTGGCGGAAAAGCGCCAAGATACCGTTTGCACGCCAGGCGCAGATCGAACTGGAGACCGGCGGACACTTCAAAACAACACGCGGAAAGAGGGCGAACAAATGACCGAAGAAAATATACAAAGAATCATCGAAATGCACCGGTCAGGCGCACCGATCCCAGATATCGCAGAAGAAATGGGCGTTGCCTTGGTCACGATCAAGCGTTGGATTCACAACATCCGCCGCACGCATGACCTGCCGTATCGTAAAAAATCAACACAGAAGACGCGGATCGATCGGGCCGAGAATGATGACGAGGAAACGCCTTGGAATCTGAAGCTGGCTCGTGAATACATCACTTCGGAGTGGCGGGTATGAAGCGCAGCAAAGTGTTAAAGAAACTCAAAAAAGCGTACATAAAAATGTTGTCATGTTATGCACGGCGGAAACTGGCCAAGGCGTATGAACTTGAAGACAAGGCGATTCTTTTGGAACTGCAACTGAAAGAACAGCGCGAACTGGTGGACGAGATTGATGAAGGGTTGGATGCGCTGAAGGAGAAGCGCGCATGATCGAGGTGTATGAACTAATCAATCGATTTCAAAAGATTGCGGATAAAACTGGTCGTAGCAAGATGAGTTCTTTTTCTGTGGAGCTGTACTTCAATTCACGCTTTTCCGAAAACGACAAGGCGACTATCAGTGTAGGTGGTTACGATATTGGTGGGTGGCCCCGACACCACACGATTGAGTCGACTGGCAAAACTCTGGTTGATGACTTGCGTGCGCTTGTGGAAAGCGCAGAAAAAGAAACTGCCAATGATGGCTGGTGTGATGACTGTGGCGATTACACTTCATTTGATCCAGAAACAGGCAAGTGTAAAAGTTATTGGTGTGGAGAAAGCGCATGAGTGGCGATCATGATCGATATGCTTCGATAAATCAGATCAAGTCTGACGGCTCAACCGCCAAGTATTACGAGCTGCCAGGTAATGCAACTGAATTACAGGACTTGATTTCGTACAAGAATCTCAATGCTCAGATCGGCGAAATATTCCGAGCGTGCTATCGGTACGGACAGGTTGAGCACAGCGAAATGCTGCGCGATGCCAAAAAGATCAAGTTCTACGCCGAGGCTGAGATTAAGCGATTGGAGATGTACGGTGACACTTGCACCTTTTCTGAAAAAGGAGATAATGACAGGGAGTTAGATCAAGAGGCATTGTCATGCAAGAAAAGTGGAAGGACGTTGTGATTGATGGCGGAATGTATGCGGGCAGGTATCAGGTTTCAAACCTTGGCCGGGTTCGCGCTCACATAAACGCAAAAATCAAAGGATCAAAGCCTGGTCGGATACTTTTTCAGTCAGAGGACAACAAAGGTTACAAGCAGGTTTATATCTATTATCAGAGAAGGCAGCGCACCGTAAAGGTTCATCGGCTAGTTGCAACTTCATTTTTGGGTCCGCGCAATGGCTTGACCGTGAATCATATTGACGGAGACAAAAGCAATAACTGCGTTTCTAACTTGGAATATATAACCAATTTAGAGAATTGCCGTCATGCTCATAGAACCATTGATTCAAGGTCGGGAATAGTCATTGATGGACGAAAAATGAGCATTACAGAAGCAACTGAGAAATATGCTGCGGAAGGAGTGAATGCAAAAGCTGTCAGCCGCAGGATTTACAGATTTGGTTGGACTCCGATTGATGCTTTGAAGACACCAATCCAGAAAACTGGCCGTCCCACAAAGGAAAATCAATATGTCCGGCAGTAAATCACGGAACAAGGGCGCGAACGCTGAGAGGGAAATTATTCTTGAGATCGAGGCGCAGACCGGCATCCGGTTAGAGCGCAACCTGGCGCAATCATTTGCCGGCGGTCACGACCTGATCGGACTCGATCATTGGGCCATCGAGTGCAAGCGATACAAAGAAATTGGCGAAGCCGAGAAACGCGCCTTTTGGGTGCAGGCGGTGGAGCAAGCGGATCGTGTGGGCAAACGCCCAGCGGTATGCTTCCGGGCTGACCGGAAGCCGTGGAGGGTTCTGGTTGATGCCGGAATCGATTGTTTCGAGGAAATCGATTACAACAGCACAGCTGAGATTTCGCTC